ATTTTATCAGTTTATCGGTTTCCCCGTCTCTTATTAAGAGACTTAAAAAATCTTGAAGTGACCCACCATCGTAAGTTCGATACATTTAATTGTATGAATTCTTAGCAATGATGATTTACTCATCCTAGGTGATTCTATGTAATTATATTTCGATACTGTTCGACGTTTAAGATCAAACAATGATTTACTACCATTGTCTTATCCTGTCTAACATTATCTTCTTATAATACTGAGATCTAATGGAATCAAATTCCAACCCTAATGTGCGTAATAGTCATTGTGATACTTCTAAGATGGGTGATAATTCCCATCTAGTGTTGATCACACTAACTAAAAACTAATTACCTAATTAATATCTTTTTCCAGCAGTATGCTGGCTTTATTGACCAGCAGTATGCTGGTTATAATGATATTGATATTAAGTAAAGTGATTAGGGTATAATTTAAAGTGGATTCCTTTAAATATCTATTAAACATAATGAATAATAAATACAAATTAGTCTCCAAATTAAATCCTATCTTTGGTAATAAGGCTGTGTATACGGGTTTCATTCAAGTTGATAAACTTGGATTTTACTCATATATACGAGTCTTAGTATGGTTGTTTAAAGTAGAAGATCCTAAGTGGTTATATATTTTAGCTGATAGATTGTTATCTATCAGTAAATTTTCTGGTAATAAATTTCTTGTTTTATACATGAAATCTTGTTATCAGATAATCGTAAAATATATAGCTGGGGAACCGGTAACGTCTTTTAATGACATTCCGATTTCCCTTACTAAACAAGGGTTACCTTTTATTATACCAGGATCTTTGAGAAAAGCTTTATACTTTTCCCAGGATTCGGATAATACAAGAATAATTCTTGGCATTTTCTCTTTATATCGTATAATTAAAATTCTACCGAACCTCAAGCTATCCACTATAACTAATAGTTTTAGTGGAGTCGCCAGTGTCTTACCAACTTATGAGTTGGAGGCAGTTAATAGACTCTTCCCTAAGTTTCCTAGTGATAGGTTTCTAGAAGGAAAATACGAGTCTAATTTTGTTATACGACATACAGCTGGTCCTAATTTTGCACCTTCTTATAGAGGAGCCATGTTAGATATTTTAGCTTTGCTAAAACATCCTACATTACTCAAAAATTTGAAGTTGTATTTATTAGGAGTAAATAACCGAGCTCTATTTGAAAATTTAGAGACTAATGTTATTTACGCCCTTAATCAAGGATTGAGAACTTCTAAACAATTAATTGTTGGAAAATTATCAACCAAGCTTGAGGCAGCCGGAAAAGTTCGCGTTTTCGCGATGGTAGATTGTTGAACACAATCCGCTTTCCAGGGTCTTCATGATGCTTTATTCGATCTTTTAAATCGGATAAAACAAGATGGGACACATGATCAGACATCACCGCTCTCTCTATTGAGAGATGCGATAAAGACTGGTTCCTGTGGGAGCGAATTATTTTCATTCGATCTATCAGCTGCAACTGATCGACTTCCTATAGATTTTCAAGTACAGATCCTATCCTTATGGATAGGTCCTAAACTTGCAGATCTATGGAAGAAGATTTTAGTTGACAGAGAGTACCATCTTAAAAACAAAACTTTTGGAGTTCATGTTGTGAAGTATTCCGTCGGGCAACCGATGGGAGCTTTATCTTCATGGGCCATGCTTGCTATTTCTCACCATTTTGTGGTTCAAATAGCAGCCCAAAGAGTTGGTTGAAAAAGATGATTCCCTTATTATGCAGTATTAGGAGATGATATTGTTATCGCTGATAAGGCGGTAGCTCATTCATATCTTAATATAATGAACATATTAGGTGTTGATATTAATCCTTTCAAATCCATCCACTCATATAAAGGAGTGTTTGAGTTTGCTAAGAGAATTATCACACTTAATACTGAAATTACACCTGTAGGACCAAAGAATATTTTATTAGTGATTAAATCACCAATCAATTATCCTTCTGTTCTATTGGATGCTGTAAATAAAGGTTACTTTTTGACTTCTGAAACCGTTTCAGATTTATTTACTAACTTGGTTCCTTTTGTTAAAAAGGAATCTAAATTAGCAAATAATCTGCTATGGACAGTAGTAGGACCTTTTGGGTTCATTCTTAATCCTAGTGGACTATCAGGGGATTTACCTCTTAATAGTTCGCTAACTGGATCAAGTTTGAACATCCTACTTCAGTCATTGGATGTAGCTTTGAAAGAGCTACAGTTCAATGAATGAAAAGCGGCTGTCCGAGTAACTCGAAAGACTATCACTAGTCTTAGAGCCTCGCCTTTAGCATTGGAACTATCTCCGATTGAGGAGTATGTTTTAGCAGAAGCTGAAGTAAATTTACTTGAGCTGATACTATCACAATCTCCCTACCCGAAGATAGGGTATCTCCCACAATTGTTGTTTAGTCGTTTCTCATCTGAGGAAAGACCTTTAAAAATCTATGATTTTATAAGATCTGAACTCCGAGAATTGGACCCTATTTTAGGGACTAATTTCGATGATGATGGTTCAACTGCCCAATCAATAAACCTTTCTAAGAATAAAACATTCTTCTTGAGAGTACGTGAAATTATGTCTGTGATCAGAAATGATCACCAGCATAATGGAACGTACAATCAATTCTTGGATACTATATTCTCTAAGAAAGGTATACTTGTGTCAGGAGGAGGGAAAGCATAGTTACTTAGTCTCTTCGACTTTACAACCATGCCGCAAAGCACGTGCGTTAAGTGTTAACCTTAGTATTAAAAATACGACGGGTCGTTTAAGTTCCAAGTGGGACCT